CCTCTACTTAAATCTGTATAGCCACCATAAGTACCTACACCAGTTCCATAAAGAATATCATCATTCATAGTTAAGCCAGGTGAATAAGCCGCATTCGTATATTCTTTTGCAAATGCCAATGACTCTTCAAATGCTCTAGCGGCTGCAGCCTTATCAGCAGCAGGATGTAGTGAATTTAAATTAGTTCCATACTGAGAACGAGGAGTGTTTATACTCGTTTGCATTTGTCTTAATTCTGCCTCAGACCAACCATGCTTCATTAATTCTTGTATATAAACCTCTTGAGCTTCTTTATTCTTCTTAACTGTTTCAAGTAACATCCTTACGTTTTCTTTCTGCTTTGTATTTGGATCAGCAAGCATCATCGGGCCTTGCGTAAGGTGTTTAAACTTTTCCATATCAGTATTTGCGATAAAGTCCATAGCACTAGCTTCAGTATCTACATCTAACATCTCTTGCATAAGTGCATCATTCTCGCCTTGTTGTGCCTTAATTGCATCAAGTCTCCATATAACTATTTCTGATACAGCCCATGCAGCTAAACCCCAAGGACCAAAGAATCTAAGAAAACCTCTACCTGCCATTTTCCAACCACCAGACTTAATCATCTTCGCCCACATCTTACCTCTTAAAGTATTCTTACCAGCGTTTTTAAATATTTTAGTTATTCCTAATTTTGTTAGAGTTGAAACTCTGGTTACTAATGATTTAACTGGAAGTAATGTAGTAATCAATAGAGCATTAATAGCATTATCTAAAGTAAGAATTGATTTACCAGCTGGACCATCTCCTATTTCAATCTCGGACCCATCTCCACCATCATCATCCATCTTGAAGTCATCCATCTGTTCAGTTGACTGATTAATAAATCCACTAGCAATCATACCAGCAAGTAAAATTGGCCACATCCTTGGATTACGTGCTCCCCTTCCTCTACCAAAGAGTTTCCTACCCATAACCTTTAATCTTAATTTCATAGTTCTGGCGAAACCACGTTTAGTTTTAAACCCAAACCATTTTTTAGTTAGAGCCCAAAGTGTAAGAGCGCCAGCACCAAGACCAACATTTTTAGAATTTTGACTTAACCAACCAAATATACCACCGCTTTCTTCATCAGCATCACTACCACCTTCACGACCACCGCCAACAGCACCAACACCAAGACCAGCATTCTTAATAGATTCTCTACGTGCTTCTTCTCTATCACGCTGAGTTGTATTCCATCTTAGATCACTATCAACTTTAGATTGTTTTAAGAAGTCTAATATTTGATGATTGATGTTTTTAATTGTGGATAATGTGTTGGTTGATTTGTCACTATTAACTTTTATTAAAGGTAAAGACTTTAAATTTTCATCATCATAACCACTGCCACCGGGTTGTTGAGATTTTGGTATACCACCTAAAGCATCTCGCCATGCAGGCTGTGGACGTTTTGAATCGTCCCAATGTCCAGGATTTAATATTTCTATTAGATCCATCATGTATAGGCCAAATGACTTATTAAAATCTATTAGCTGTTCATCAAGACTATGAAGAAACTCTCTAGATATTTCAGCTTCTCTCAATATCATCATTTGAGCAAACTCTTTGGCAGGTCTATCTTTTATAGCAGCGTTAAATTCTGTTCTGGCTTGTCCCGCTAAGAACCTACGTTGGAAGTCTTGTGCATCGCTTACTAGGGCACCTTGAGTCTCATTTGCAACAACGTTAGCCGCTGCTAAACTCTCTTGACGTTTTAGGGCTTCAGCATCTCTAAGTAGATCTTTTGCATTTGCACGATTCAGTTGTTGTAATTGACTTACAATATTCTTTAATAATGCATTACCCTCTTTATTGTTACTTTTATCAGCCATTCATTTTACCTTTTGTCTGTTTAGTTCTTTCGTTTACTTCCTTAACGTGTTGCCTTAAAAGAGAAACATAGATTTCCCTTTCCCATGGCATCATACTATCAAGCTCTTCCAAATTAAACCCATGTTGGTTCATCAACGTAAAATTTAATTTATAATAGCCTACTACACTACTATGAGAAAGGGCTATTGAAAAAAATCAGTTAACCCTTTTAACTCTATAGAGTTTTCTTTATTACACTTCTTACAATTATAATTTACATTATAACTTAAATATGGTGCTTTAGCTAATACATTCACAATCTGTTCAAACTGATCTGTACTCAAGCTTTCAATAAAGTCTTTTATTTCTTCTCTAGGACTATCTCTTAAATCAAAAGTTTCTTCACCGCTATAGATTGTTTCAATAGAAGCTATCATTAAATTAATGATTGTTTCAGTCTCACTATCACTTTGAAGCTCACCTTTTCTATCTTTCATGGTAGTCCATTTTAAATCAAGAGATATATCATCTGTCAATTTAATATGTCTATCAACGGCTTTACCAAGATTAGTTATAGTAACCTCATCTAAGTTAACCTTTATTTCATTTTCTTCTTCACAATGTACACAGCTTGGGCCTAGTTTAATACCTTCACCTACTGACTTACTTCGTAAAGTCACAAATATAAATTCCACATCAAATGTTGTTAATGAATTTATATCAAGCGGTGTTTCTACACACGACTCAATAACATTCATAACAGCATTCTCAATTTGTTTCTCATCTTGAGATTCCATTGCGATTAACAATATCTTCTCTTCTCTGACCACGTATGGTCTGTATGTAATACTTTCGCCTGTTGAGGGCACAATCATATCATACTTTGGCGTTACTAGTTTAGGTAACATATCAATCTCACTCCATATTAAAAATTAAATTATTTACTGTCCTGCTGCTTTTCTTCTATTCAAATCAGCTAATGCCGCACTATAATCTCCGCGGTTAGTTCGCTTACTACTTTGATAAGCTTCTTGCGCTGCCTTCCCAGATGTTCTAGGACCTGGTCTTTCAGGTCTATATGCTCCACTAAATGGTGCACCTTGTCCAGATGTTCTTGGTCCTGGTCGAGGCACTTCAACTGCAACCTCTTCATTTCTTGGTCCTGCACCTTTAGTACCAGAATCTCTGGCTCCTGGACCATTGTATGTTTCTTCACCTGACATTGGTGGAGCTTGACCAGATGTTCTTTCACCTGGTCCAGTCCAATCTTGTTCTTCTTCATTCCTTGGGCCACTACCCTTAGGTCCAGAATCTCTTCTACCAGGATGAGTCCATTTTTCTTCAACACTTGCTGCCTTAAATCCTTTATCAATGTCAAGAGATCGCCAGTTATCATATTCCCATGTAATAGTTACTTCCATTAAACTTTCATTGGTATTACCCAATTCAACTTGACTCATTTGTATAGGATATGCATTCTCTAATAGATTACCATATCCAACAACACCGTCTTCATTTCCTTGTAAGGCTCTTATTTCTACATCAGCAACATATTCTTTTTTATATAATGTCTTATAATGATTGTGTGTACTATCTACAATCATGTTCATCCACATATCAAAATACTTTTTAATATAATAATCACCTGTTAATAAGAAGCTCATTGTGACTTCATCAGTAGCCATTGAGTAAGGCTTCTTTGCAAGGTTATGATCGTGGGAAGCTTCAGTTGTGGATATACGTTTTCCAGGAAGTGATACGGATGTGCATAGCATATATGTATCCTGACCATCTTGTATAAAATTAGCCATAGGACTATCGTTTTTTTCGAATCGACCAACCACAGGGTTGTCATTAGATATTGAATTTCTTGCAAAGTGATTATCAATTGCAGTATCTGAATTCCGTTTAACTTGAGCAAGGTAAGGATGGCTAATCATTACTGAATATCTATTACCTCGTGCTATACCACCACGGCGATCTAATAATGCTTTCATGTCGTCTATTGCAGTCTTCATTAATATTGTTTCCTTGAGTCAGCCCATATAGCACCTTCACTAGCTTTCTTGAATGATGCTGTTTGTAAAAAAATTGCTATGCTCCATTCTGCCGAAGGAACTTTCATTATCTTTGAAGATACTTTCTTAGTCAGATAATGTTTAAAGCACGGTTTAAAGTATTTATAGTTCTTTGTTGCTTTTAATAAGTTATATGTAATTCTAAACTTAGTCATATCATTAAACTTTTGATTAGTTGCTACATCATTTAAATGGTCTAAGAAGATTGCACGAACTTTAGGTGGTAAGTAATGTAAGTTAATACCATAGAAACCATCTTTCGCTGGGCCCACGACAATAGTCAAAGGGAATGTATCATAGTAAGGCAATGTTGCTTTAAGCTTTGGATCATATGTGTACATAACCATTTCACCAGCCTTGGCACTTTGTCTTGCTATTAATCTCTCATCCTTCAACACACTCTTACCTAACGGCCCAAGCTTCTTCACATTCTTAGCAAACCAAACGTTTGCTTCTTTAGATCTTGCTGTTATGCCTTTACGAAAAGCTTCTGATTCTAACTTGTCAAATAGACTAGCCATTAAACGTCTCCATTAATTGTGGTCCGAACACTACCATAATATATGCTATGATAGCCATGGCAGCAATACCTCCTAATAGCCATTTTATTTTAAAATCGTCGACCATCATTTTAAATCCTATTATTTCGTTCCCTAATATACGTAGGGATATTTCTAACTTACCGTCACTATCTTCTTCTGCCATACTTATATTTATACTCTTTTCTTAAGAGATTTCCATATTCTTTTGCCAGTCTTTGTTTTACTTGCTTTAAATCTCATAGTCATAGTTTTAATACCCATTGCTTCTAATTCATTCTCAGTCCATATTTGAAATTCATATCCACGTTCCTCACAAAACTTACGTGCATACTTCCACTTAGAAGTATTCTTCATATAGGTTAATGCCTCTGTTAACTTTTTTCTTTTAGGTGGCACGGTTTG